CAAAGGTTGACCGGAAGACCAAAATTCAGATTGCCAATATCCTTTTGCCGTTTCAGCACGCGAGGAAGGGCGAGGGTACTGGGAAGAAGGGTGAGCAGGCGGATAGGGCGGCGGCGGCTGGTAAGGGTAAGTTTGCGGCGAGCGCTCCGCCTAAACTGGCAGTGGTGACGAAATGACAGAATGGAATACAGAGTGTCTCGACTGGGAGCGCCGCGTTCTATCCGGCGAAAGTCTAATCACTACACCCCCACTGTTTCCTGATGAGGCAGCAAGCGCCCTAGCAGTGTTCAAGGAATTACGTCTTGTGGATGTCCTGAACCGCCCGACACTCGGGGAAGCTGGCCGAAAGTGGCTATTTGATTTTGTCGCTTCAATCTTTGGGGCCTACGATGTAGCAGAGGGGCGGCGGCTTATCTCTGAATTTTTCCTCCTGATTAGTAAAAAGAATTCCAAGAGTACCAGTTCAGCCGGGATTATGATGACTGCCCTGATTAGGAACTGGCGCGAGTCGGCTGAATTTCTGATACTTGCCCCAACTGTGGAGATTGCAAACAATTCATTCTATCCAGCCCGGGACATGGTGAAGGCCGACCCAGAGCTTTCAGACCTTATGCACGTTCAGGAGCATTACAGACAGATCACACACCGGGGAACGGGGGCAGTCCTCAAAGTTGTTGCTGCGGACAACGAAACAGTCGGCGGGAAGAAGGCTACAGGCATCTTGATCGATGAGGCGTGGTTATTCGGTAAGCGGAACAACGCAGAGAACATGCTCCGCGAGGCCTGCGGCGGGCTTGCATCCAGACCGGAGGGATTTGTTATATGGCTCACCACGCAGTCAGACGAGGCGCCCGCAGGCATATTCAAGCAGAAGTTGGACTATGCCAGGGGGGTGCGTGACGGGCGGATTGATGACAAGAGCTTTCTTCCCATCCTCTATGAATTCCCCAAGTCTATCCTTGCCAAGAAAAAACACCTGGACCCGAAGTACTGGTATATCACTAATCCTAATCTCGGAGCTTCCGTAGATGAAGCGTTCATCCTCCGTGAGTACAAAAAGGCGAAAGAGGCTGGGCATGAATCTATGCAGGGATTCCTTGCCAAACACCTGAATGTAGAGATGGGAATGTCCCTGAAGTCTCAGCGATGGGCCGGGGCCGACTTTTGGGAAGCTGCTGCTGGTAAGGTCACGCTTGAAATGATCCTTGAACGGTCTGAGGTTGTCGTGATCGGGATTGATGGTGGGGGGCTCGATGACCTTTTGGGGCTTGCCGTTATTGGTAGGGACGCGGAAACAAGGGATTGGTTGCTATTCACAAGGGCGTGGGCGCACCCCCTGGCATTGGAGCGCAGGAAATCAGAGGCCCCGAAATACAGAGATTTCGAGAAGGACGGAGATCTAATCATTGTCGATGAGATCGGCCAGGACGTTCAACAAGTCGGCGATATCGTTATGAGATGTGAAGATGCCGGACTACTTGACCGGATCGGAGTTGACCCTGTTGGAATCGGTGACATTGTTGACGAGGTACAGGCAAGGGGTATCGAACATGACCGTGTTGTAGGCATTCCCCAGGGCTGGCGATTGAATGGCGCTATTAAAACCCTTGAAAGACGGGTTGCGGAAAAGGCTATTACCCACGGAGGGCAACCGCTCATGACGTGGTGCGTGGGTAATGCGAGGGTTGAGCCACGGGGAAACGCTATCTCAATCACGAAGCAGGCAAGTGGGACCGGGAAGATCGATCCCCTGATGGCAACCTTAAACGCTACCGCATTGATGGCGATGAATCCGGAGGCGAGGCGCAAAGAGTCAGCGTATGCAGGAAAAACGAAAGCTGAAATCCTAGCGGAGATGGCATTTTGAAAGGAGAGGCTATGAAGTGATACGGGCTATACAACACCAAAGTCGGATGTTGGATGCAGAACACACAAGGGGATATTAGATGGGGGCCTCGCGCCGTGCTTGACATGTGTTACGAGCGAGAGAGCAAAGAGGATAAGGGACACCTTGAGATAAGGGGGACTTGTTGTGCAGGGGACAAGGATAGAGCTTAGACTTTCGCAGAAAACGAAAGGTGCTATTGAGATGATTAACGGAGGTATGGAAAACGCCCCGGACTTACTACTTGAATTGAAGGATAGACTTCTTGAACTCTTCAAGAGCAGCGAGGTCATCACCCTCGATAATGACAGTTTTTCCGCATTCACCACAGACAAAGGATTTTGTTTTCTGAAGTTTGGAGATGAGCTGCTTGGTCTTATATCCACACTCGGGGCAAGGTATGGAGAGTGTGGCTTTGTCGTTCCAGCTTCCCTTGAGAGAAAATGACATAGCCTGTTTTTTCATTGTTTGTCTCCTTATTTGAAAGATTGTAATTTGGGGGAGGTTATATGCGATGAACATATTTAATAAGATTGTCAATGGCAGTTACAACAATGTGCGGTTCAGTGTAAAACGGTTCGCCAAAACTATTTTGTCTTCGATTGCTCTCGCCGGTTGCATTGTAATATTCGTCTATACTTTGCTTCAAGCCGGGACGCTTCCAGCGGGAAATTATTCTGGTGAGGTGCAAGAGATCACCTTCGGTCGGCCCTTGGTGGATCAGCCCTTTCTCGGCACCTTTCCTTTCGCTCATGAGTATGGTGTAAATACTGTCCACAGTTTTGTTATGCTCGCTTTTTCCGACAACCCTGGCATTAAGAAAGTATCCAGCGATAGCGCCGAGCAGGGCAGTAATAATTGGTATGATGGTATTCTCGATCAACTTCACAATCCACTCTTGCCGATATATTTTCTTATTGGATTTATGATAGGTTTTTACAGTGGGCCTCGCAATTAAATCCAAAAATGTCAAAACAACACCCAGATCACCCGGCCCTCTCTTTATCTTTAAAACAATCCATATCATAAAAAGGTTGGAGATAGCAAAGGAATGGAAAAAAGAGATCAGCAAAGAAGGGTTAAGGGGCAAGCACGGAAACCTTGAAAAAGGCTCGTGAGTCAAAGAAAAGACGCATAGAATCGACTTTTGCGAGGGAGTCAACAGGTAATAACAAAAGGAAGGATTCTTGCCTTATTTTCGTACTTTCTGAGGGCTTCTGCAATAAGCCGCCGGATTGCTTCGGAGCGTGAATTTATACGATTCTCGAAAACCGGGGACCGATTATTGCCCTGGCCCCCCTTGGTATTTGGAAGAGGTTGGCCTTGGCTGCGGTTCATTGGGTGTCTATGGGAGTAATCTGTAATTTGTATTCAGATATATATGGATTCTTCTTATCAGGTTCAGCAAGCACAAGAATTTGTATTTGGTTATAAGTATTCGCCATTCTTATTATTTTTTTCTTAATAGATGGCTCGTTTCGTTTTTCTAAGATTCTTTTGCCGTCTGCGCTCGAAAATAATAGAGCCATCTCATTAATAGTATCAATGCATTCGTTTATTGATGGAATATGAGTCAAATGTAATTGCTCTCCAGTATCAAAAGTATATGACTTCGAATCGGCATAAAACGTTAGCGGGGCTTTTGGTCTATATGGCTTTGAAATTTCGGCACGGAGTTTTTCTTGCCTCTTAATTTTTCCCCTATTTACTTCTTCTACAGTAACGAGCCTACAATGGATAGTACAACTTGAAGGAGTAACCTCAAGAATCTTAGTATCAATTGGCAGCTTCAAGTTACTCTGATTAGAAATGATTTTCGTGTATTTTTGGGGAACCTTTCCTAATTTTCCTTCACCACCGACACTACCACTTCGATAAATTAAAATGTCTGTTGAATTCTTACCGGGTTTCCAGAAATTAACAGAATTTCCAACCTTTACTTGCTTAAACTCCTTTACATTTGGTTGGTCAATTATAAAAGTAAACTCTGAGGATTCAGGTGTTTCTTCAGAATAATCATTGTCTTGTTCTCCTACTGGCAGATCAAGTTTCACTCCAAAGTGCCCTTCGTCTCCCTCTTCCCTGAGCCACCCTCCGACTATTTTAGCGGTGCATGTTGCACCAGCTCCCGGATAACCTGCTTCGGCAAGGCGTTGTCTGAATTGCCTTGCATTTTCCCTATCGAGATAACCGACTGGCTTACCATCAATAGCGACAAGGATAGCTTTGTTGTCATGGGGGTTGGTGTCTTCGTGTATGAGTAATGCAGTAACAACCTTTTTATGTCCATCTTCTGTTTTGCCACCGCATATTTCTGATAGTTCATTCTGATATTCGGATTCCCCGACTATATCATGATTAAATAGACCGGGGCCGGGAATATTGACAATGAGTTCTTGCTTTTTTGATCCAAAAAGTCTTGATAAAAATCCCAATCTTTTTTACCCCCCTTATTATTTATTACATCTGAATAGCATAGTTAGGTTTCTTCAGTAAAGGAATGAGTTCTTTTTTGCGAGTACCAACGGGGCGGGACTGATCCACCTGCCGGGCGCTGATGGTTTTTGCATCCATTCGCCATTGGCGCCAATTGGCCGGGAGTGTTCAAAGACATTCCCGGCCTTATAAAAAATACCCTGGGCCGTTCGTTTCCCGGGTGCTGGTGGCAATCGAAAGATTGTTGACCTCTCTCCGGAGACGGTCGCCCTGGGGCTTGTCACAGAATCAGAAAACGCTACACGACGCGCGAGGATGCCCCAGAAGCGACTTTAAGGGGGCAGGACATAAGGAAGTATAGGGAAGCGTCCTAGCGCGGTAATCTTAGAAATTGATCTTTGAAGATTTGATTGAGTTCTTCCTGTACAGCATAGCTTCCCGTTTGAGAAATGTATCCACACTTTCAATCCTGAATCAGCGTTTTCCCTCTGTCATTAGAAACATTTTATTTCTCAATTTCCTTCTCCATTTCTTCTACCTTTGGCTTTCTTTCCTTTGGGGAAACTATAGTTCCAAACAGGCCATGCTCGATAATAACATCTTTTGAACTTTCTATATCTTTCAAAACAACAGATACCTTCCATCCGTTTAGACTGCTTAGATCCTCAGGAACCAAAAAAAATGTCAAACCTTCTGTCATCCCGCCAGGAATGAGATTACCGCCTTTAATTGCACGTGATTCATAATCGGCCTGGATTTTCTTGTTTGTGTTTGAAACATTTATCATGCTGGGTATAATCCCGAAAACGCCTGCAGCCACACCCCAACCAGCAGCTCTCCAATAACTCTTTTTTGCCTTATCTATAACTTGATTGGTTGACATTAGCGCAGATCTACTTCCAGTAGGATCAAGCAAATTAATTCCATCAGTACTTAACACAATGGTCGTAGGATATGATTTGTTTTGCAAATTGACTTGGACTGGTAATATTCCATATTTTAGCAAGTCATCATCAAAATAAGTTTCCAAATCTGACTTTAAGTGAAAGCATTTTATCATAAGGGAAATACCATCTTTATCGACTTTGTTTTGTTGCGTTGTCAAATCATAAGATAATTGCGGCTGTCGTGCTGCTTTATGCGTAGCACAACCTGAAGAAACAACCAACATCAAGCAAACAATAAACCAAGCTTTTAACTTCATCCCTTCCCCCCCTTTAATAAAGATCTAAAAAAACAAAAGCCCTGTCTCGCATTTTGAGAAACAAGGCTTTGAATATCGGACCATAATCCCCCCTCAGGGCACAGCTTTTCAAAAGCACGGTATGTTGAAGATCAAAACCATATCAAGCCATTATCTCCATTATGATATCTTGTCAAGGAATATTACCGTGAGACTTTCAAGGGGTAATATTCAATCTTCTCCTGAAATGATTTTGAACAGTTGGTAGGTAAACTCACTGTAAGGAAGCATATCGTGCGCCAGAATAATGCTCTGTCACACGAATATGCATTAGTAGCAAGGCCCGCGCCAGAAACAAAGACTCTGTCACGCGCCTTGCATGGATAGTTCGCACCCAGGGCGAGCATGGAACGCATCTCGCGTGCCGGAAAACGCCCCGCCACACGTCATGCAGAAACTCCTGCCCTCGGTGCTATATTAAGTACCCTTGCGGAGGCGGCGGATTTCATCTCTTGCGTTACTTCTTTCTTTTGCCTTCGGGGCAAAGGTCGCTCTGTCCGGCGAGTCCCATAATGGCCATTATAAGACTCGTCTGGTGGTCATGCAGCTTGCTATAAAATGCAAGCTTCCTGCCCCCCAGATTCCCGGACCTCGCTAAACATAAAGTGCTTTATGTTACCCTTTGCCCTGTGCTCTTGCGGTGCTGTTGTACTGATACGCCGCCGCTTTATATATTATCCCCCCGCCACCCATCGTATCGTTTATTGCACGCAAAAAAATGCGAGCAATAAACCATCCGCCCATCCGCCCCCCGGGGCTCCCCAGAAAAACCACCCCCCCCCAAACAGATACAGGATTTATAACCAAAGATCGGGACCGGAGGGATGGGTGGGCTTCTTCCTGAAACAAACAAAACTTGTATTGGGTTGTGCGTTGTATATTATTTTTGGTAGTCAGTAACGTCACTCCTCAGGCGCGGCCTTTAGGACGTCGTCTGCAGGAGATTGCTGGAGCTCTGGAATTTCTTCATCGATTTCCTTTTGCACGATTGTGTGACTTACATAACATCTGACAATTTTTGACATTTGTCCCACCACCCTTGCTCCATGCAGTTACATGATCTGCGTCCATTTCGGGAAGCTTCCAGAATTTGCTCTTGTTGGCATCATGTCCAATGGCGCAAAGAGGACAGTTTGATTCACCCTTCGCTTCAGCTTTTTTAGTCTGAGATGCATAAACGGATTTCTTTGTTGCTTCATCAAAGACTCGGACATCCAATAATTTCGTATCTGTTGAACCTCCGAGGATGTACTCATAAATGCCCTTTCGGTTTTTGACATATGGATCACCGTAGAGCTTTTGAACTTCGGCTGATACCTTCTCGGGATTGTAAGCCTTCTTGTGATACTCTTCGTACAGTCGTCCCCACTCAAGCCCGCGCATCTCTCTTTCAACATCAGTAAATACACTAGAAACCCAATCAATCACGCTGTTGAAATACATTTTCAATTCACTGATATTATTGTCAAAGCGGTGACGGCTCATATAATCGCCGATATTGCCTTTGCTGACCCACATCAGCGCGCATTCTAAAAATTCCTGTCGGTTGGCACTGCCTTTTATATATGCGCTCCATTTTTGGATGTTGGCGTTTTGGCTATTGCTGAACTCCTCCTTGCTGAGCGTTACAAACGGGCCAGAATACACGGCGTTGAGTAATTCCTGATCATTAAGCGGAACCCCGGCGATATTGATTGTCTTAAACCATTCTTTTATCTCGCTTTCCGTTCCTTCGCATTCATAAATGAGCAGTTTTGTTTCCAATATTTTGGTTTTCTTGTCTTTCGCCATACCACCAAAATACTGTTCCATGCCATTTTCATCTTTGATGGCAAACTTGTCCGTCACAAAACGTCCAACACTGGTGATTCGCTGTTGCCCGTCTAGGATTTCCAGATTGTTTTCAGAAACCTTATTGAAGTAAATCAATCCTATTGGGTATCCCTTGAGGACTGATTCAATGACCGCCATTTCTTTCTTTCCGCCGTCGGAAGCATAGATATAGTTACGCTGATATTCCGGCTGAATAGTGAGTTTGCCAGACAAACCGAAGAGCCCTTTGCCCTCCAGTTCGTTATAGACAAACCCATCGCAAATTTCTTTGATGGTGATGTTAGTTCTTAGAATTGTTTTCATGTTTTTATTCCTTGTATTCAATAAAAATTCTTTTATATGCCATCTTTGCTACGTTATTTTCATAGTAACCAGCTGTTGGATTACCTTCCTTATATGCTCCTGTGCCGCCAGCCTTATAATAATCATCAACGAATTCTTTTGTTAAACCAGGTGTTTTCTTGTATTTATCATCAATAAGACCATTATCACTTGTTCCTAATATTCTAAACTGTTCAGGGTTGTACTTATCCATGAAACTAATTGGTACGCCCATCACACCGTCATAATCACTAGGAATGTATTTGACATATGGGACTTCTATCGCATCGTAATTATCATACTTATCAAACTGTTTTATTGTGCCAAATTTTATAACATCAGATTTAGTCATCAAAGGTAGCGGTTGATGACGTCGCCCATGATCAAAATTAGAGAACCAACATGAATTTCCCAGTCTTGTATAATCACCCACATATCCAAGCCTAGCTGCTTTTTCTCTATCCTTTTCAGCAACTACCGCACCTCTGGGAACTCCAAATACCATGTCGCTGCCATTACCAGTAGCACCTAACCAGACTTTATTTTCTTTAAGAAGTGGAAATACTTCTTTGTAGGTAATCGCGTTCATGTTGCCGATGATTAAAAACTTTTTTTCATAGTCGACAAGTTGCTTTATATACTTGCGAAAAAGACTGAACGGCGGATTAGTTACCACAATGTCGGATTGTTTCAGTAGATTTATAGATTCATCACTACGAAAATCGCCGTCGCCTTCTAGTGGCGCCCATTCATTATGCTTATTTGCCTTTAACTGCAAGGCAACATCCTTCAAGTTGAACTCTCCGTCCCCGTCTATGTCGCCCACTTCATTGATAATAAATTTATTGGCGCTTATCTTTGGGCGGCCTTTTGATTTCGTGAGGGTCTTGTCGTCGCCAAACAATTCTATCTGCGTGTTGGCTATTGGCGATGGCTTGTAACTGGTGGTGAAAAGCTGTTTCAATCCAAGCTTGTTGAAATTTAGCACGAAATAGCGAAAGAAATTGCTCTCATACGGATCGTCGCAGTTGCAATACACCACCTTGCCGCGGAATACATTGGGGTTGTAATCCAGATACGCTTCAATCTCTTTCTGAATATCGCCGAACTGGGTATAAAACTCGTCATTCTTTGCCCTTTTGGCGCTCGTAAGATTCTTGTTTGCCATTTTGTTTCCTGTTAGATCGTTTCTATTCTCTTACCCCAGCAATTAATATCCCTATATAGGTATTTTCCGAACTTTCGTACAACTCTACTCTATTTCACGAAGAATGGAAAAAGGGGATTCCATTGTAAAATCAGACCATAATCCCCTCCAGGCTACAGCTGTTCAAAAGCAAACTTAATATGTTCAAAACATATTAAGCTACTAACTCTACCATGATATCTTGTCAAGGGATATTACAGTGAGACTTTCTTCAATCGGTAATCAATGAACTTCTGTTGAAATATATTTGAGCCTTTGGTAGGTGAAAGCGATAAGTGAAAATGACCCAACCAGGGGCCTGGCGGGTGTCCTAGCCCCTACCTGAAAGGCTCCTGAGAAATCGGAGGCTTTTTTATTGCCTTAATGTGGCTACACTGTGGCTACATGAAGTCCAAAACAAAAAGGCCTTACGTCACTATTTGACATAAGGCCTTGATTTTATGGTGGGCCCTGTCGGGTTCGAACCGACGACCTACTGATTAAGAGTCAGTTGCTGCTTCCAGCTGAGCTAAGGGCCCCTATATCTTTAAATGGTCGAATTATGATTCTGTTTATTA